CAAATACTTTAAGCTTGATAAAGCTCAGGTTGATTATATTCTTTACAAAAGATCCCCTTCAGCCAACCCAAGCGTACTGATAAAAAAAGAACTTGCTAAAGTAAGAAAGCTTCAAAATAAAAACGATCCTAATTTAGATAAGGAAGTTAAGGTTAAAAAGACACTTGTTAAAGTTAAAAAGACACCTGCTAAAGTTGTCGAGAAGAAAAAACCGAAGACAATTTTCGAAAGCCTTATGGACTTTTTTACATAATGTCAGATGAATTGAGAATTAATGGCAATGACATTGAGCTAGGTGGAGAGAAAATAGCAAGGCTTTTCGACCTAAGTAGCATTGCCAGAAGCGAACTCCAGGAGCTTTTTGATAAAGCTAATTATTTTGACATTGAAATAGAGCGTGAAAAAGAAAGGAACGAAAATGACTAAAAGTCCAATTGAATGCATGGAAGAAGCTTTAATAACTTTCAAGGAAAGAAATAAAGAATATGGAGACAATTATTTAAGCCATGGTAAAGTTATGCTGGCTTTATTTCCTAATGGGATTGAGCTTAAAACAATTAAAGACTATAATCGCTTTGGTATAATTAATATGCAAGTTGCAAAGCTTACCCGGTATTGCCAAGGTTGGCCGAAACCTCATATTGACTCTGTCCATGACTTAGGCGTTTACTCATTAATTCTGGAGTCAATTGACCATGATAGTATTTGATCTTGAAACAACTGGGCTGCCTAAAGCCGAAGGTTCAGACCTAGACCTACAACCTAAGATAATAGAATTCGGTGCAATAAGAATAACCGATGGCACTTTTGAAGAATATGACAGGTTAGAATTTATGTGCAACCCCGGCCATCAACTTGATCCTAGGATAACTAAAATAACAGGAATAACAGATGATGACTTAAAAGATAAAAAGCCATTTATTGCTCACTACAAAGATATTTGTAAATTCTTTTTGGGCGAGACCTCTATGGCTGCACACAATTTACCTTTTGATAGAAAAATATTAAGATTTGAATTAGAGAGAATTGATAAAGTCACGAAGTTCCCATGGCCAATGGATCACATTTGCACCATAGAAATAGGTCAAGGCATATGGGGTAAAATGAGAAAGCTAGGTGATGTTTATGAAGAGGTTATGGGTAAAAAAATAGAAGGTGCCCACAGATCTTTAAATGATGTTGAAGCAACAATAGAAATAATTAAATGGTATAAAAAGATGGGACACATGGAATGACAATAGCAATAGCAGGATTTATAATAGGTAATATTATTGTTGAAATTATAATAAAGTCCATTGGATGATACAGCTAAGAACAAGAACAGAGTATTCTTTCCGGAAAGCTTATGGCAGAATTAATGATGTAATAGACAGCTGCCCTGAAAAGTCTTTAGGAATAGCTGACTCAGGAACTTGGGGTCATGTTGCATTTTCTAAGGCATGCAAAAAGGCAGGGAAAAAGCCGTTATTCGGAGCTGAGATAGCTGTAGTTGAAGATGCAAAAGAACGCTCAAAACAGCCAGCAAATTACATGGCATTTATAGCTAAGAACAATGATGGTCTTTCAGAGATTTACGACCTTGTTACAAAAAGCACAGCAAAAGATAATTTTTACTATTTCCCCCGGATGAGTTATGAAGATCTTTTTGATGTTAGTGAGAATGTAATAATGATAAGTGGGACGCACCCTGAATGGGGATTGCTTCCTTTGTCTAAAAAAGAGAATTTATACATAGAAATTAACCCGATGAGTTCCCCCAAGGCTTTAGAATTCTGTAAGCAAAAAGGGTTTAAACCAGTAGCAACTTCTGACAATTATTACCCAAGAGTTGGTGAGCGAAAAGCTTATGAAGTTTTAGTTGGCATGAACCGCATGGAAAGAACTAAGCCGATGCATTTGCTTACTGATTGGGAAATTTTAGATTGCATTCCATGGATGCCCAAAGAGGCAATTGAAAATACCTATAAAATATCTGATATGTGCGAGGTTGATTTACCAGTTGCGCAAATGATTTCTTTCTCCCCAGACAAAACACTCGAGCAGATGTGTATCGAAGGTGCTAAAGAAAGAAACATAGACTTGTCTGATCCCACTTATAAAGACCGTTTACGACGTGAAATAGACATGATTGCTATGAAAAAATTTGAAGATTATTTTTATGTTATTGCTGACATGATAAGCTATGCGAAAAAACACATGTTAGTTGGTCCAGCTCGAGGCTCTTCCGCAGGTTCATTAGTTTGCTATTTAACAGGAATAACAGATGTTGACCCTTTAAAGTTTGATCTGCTATTCGAAAGATTTATTGATGTTACGCGAGAAGACTTACCCGACATAGACATAGACTTTCAAGATGATCGGAGGGAAATGGTTTTTCAGTATTTAAGAGATAAGTATGGTGCAGAGAAAGTAGCTCATCTAGGAACTGTTAGTAGGTATAAAGCAAAAAGCACAATAACCGAAGTTGCCAAGGAGCTCGCGATACCTTCTTGGGAGGTTAATGATCTAAAAGGTGCGATAATAGAGCGGAGCTCAGGAGATGCTCGTGCAGCGATGTGCATAATGGATACTTTTAATGATTTAGAAATAGGCAAAGCAGTTCTTAAAAAATACCCACAAATGAAAATAGCAGAAAAAATGGAAAATCACGCTCGCCATTCAGGGGTTCATGCCGCAGGAATAATTGTAACAGAGGAGCCAGTTAGTAAATATTGCTCAGTAAGTGCTCAAAGTGGTGCAGCCCAAATAGACAAGAAAGATGCTGAAGACTTAAACTTGTTAAAGATTGATGCTTTGGGGTTAAGAACTTTATCAGTTTTGCAAGATGTTTTAGACCAAGTTGGTTGGGAAAGGAAAGAAATTGTTAATTTTCCTTTAGATGATGATAAAGCTTTTAAAATATTAAACGATGAAAAATATGCAGGTATATTTCAGTTTGAAGGCTATGCTTTGCAATCTTTAACTAGGCAGATGAAAGTTCATAATTTTGAAGATATATCTTCTATAACAGCTTTGGCTCGTCCTGGACCATTAAACTCTGGTGGGGCAACTGAATTTATTAAAAAAAGAACTGGGGCAGAGCCTGTTTACCATTTTCACCCAATGACTGCTGAATCAACAGAAGTTACTTATGGCATTGTTGTTTACCAAGAACAAGTGATGACAATAGCTCGTGAAATAGGAAAATTGACTTGGGAAGAAGTCTCTCAACTCAGGAGAGCTATGAGCAAATCTTTAGGAGAGGAGTTCTTTGATAGATACTGGCAAAGGTTTAAAGTTGGTGCTGAGGAAAACGGAATAGAAGAAAAGAAAGCTCGTGAAATATGGGACAACATCAACACAATGGGTTCTATGGCTTTTAATAGAAGTCACGCAGTTTCTTATGCGATGGTAAGCTATTGGTGTTGCGTTTTAAAAAGCCGCTTTCCTTTAGAGTTCGCTGCTGCTTGTCTTAGGAATGTTAAAGACGATGACCAAGGCGTTAAGCTATTGCGCGAAGTTGCAAGGGAGGGTCTCGTTTACAAACCGTATGATAAATTTAAGTCTAAATTAAATTGGTCAGTTCAGGATGGTGAGCTGATAGGTGGATTAATAGGGATAAAAGGTGTTGGTCCAAAGCTCGCTGAAGACATTATTAATAGAAGAGAAATGAAGCAACCGCTGACCCCTAGACAAGAAAAACTTTTAGACAATGGTGAAACACCTTATGATGACATATTCGAGTGTGAAAGACGTTTTGGTCATATAAAGAAAGACCCTAGTTCGCATAAAATTGTAACACCAATAACTGACATACAAGACTTAGAAGCTGACAATCCGGGAACTTTTGTTTTCTTTGGTAAGTTAAAAGAGAAGAATTTACGAGATCTTAATGAAGCAGTTAATTTGGCTAAAAGAGGTGGTCGAAGAGCTGAAACTCATAATTTGTGGCTCAATTTAACTTTCGAGGATGATACCGGACCAATAATAGCTGGAATAGACAGATTTAAATATCCTAAATTAGGCAAGCCAATTGTTGAAGATGGAAGAATAGGGGACTGGTATCTTATAAAAGGAACAATTAGACAAGGATATAGAAAGATAAATATAGAGAAGTGGCGAGCACTTGTATAAGTCATTGTTTTTAAAGGAAACTTTGTCTATTTACTTCTCTGGTGATAAAAGATAGAATGCCTTATAAACTGAGAAAGGAAGTAAAATGTTAGAGCAAATAGAAAAAGCCTTTATTGAATTAGATGGAAAAATGCTAGAGCGTCAGACAGCTTGGGCAATGGAGCGTT